ATGGATGACATGGAAGATGTTGATGTTGAAGTAGAATTAGATGAAGGAGAAGAAATTGAAGAAAAAAAACAAGGGTATGATGCAAGATTAGACGATGCTGAAGGCGCTAAACATGGTAAGAAAAAGCAAGACATGAAACAACGTCGTGCTGATTCTGAAAATGCTGAGAAAGCCGCTGGTAAAAGAAAATTTGCTGGAGATTCTAAGATGAAAGAAGAATTAAGAGAAGCTTATGCTACTGTTAAAACTTTAAAATCTGAGTTAAATGAAATCAATTTACTTAATGCTAAGTTACTTTACACAAACAAGATTTTTAAATCTAAAACACTATCTGAAGACAAAAAAGTTAAAGTGCTTAAAGCATTTGACAAAGCGTCAACAGTAAAAGAAGCTAAAGTTATTTTTGAAACACTAAACGAAGGTTTAGTATCAAAAACAGAAGCTATTGCAAGACCAAAAGGTGCTGCATCTAAAGCAACTGGAACAATAACTGAAGCTAAAAAACCAATTATTGAAAGCAATGATGTATACAACCGTATGCGTAAACTTGCTGGATTAATTTAAAAATTATTAAAAAACTTAAAAATTAAAAAAAAATGAGCTTAAATTCTTTATTAGAAGGCGCAAACCCATATTCTTCTTTACAGTCGGATGCAGCCAGATTAGCTGGTAAATGGGAAAAAACAGGTTTATTAGAAGGTATGAAAGGATCCCATAAAAACAACATGGGAATGATTCTTGAAAACCAAGCTAAACAACTTGTAGTAGAATCATCACAAACTAGTGGTGGAACAGGAAATGGTGGAACATTCCAATCACAAACTAACGTAAATGTTGGTGGACAGTGGGCTGGAGTTGCTTTACCATTAGTACGTAAAGTATTCGGACAAATTGCTGCACAGGAATTTGTATCAGTACAACCAATGAATTTACCTTCTGGACTTGTATTTTTCTTAGATTTCCAATACGGATCTAACAAAACTCCATTTTCTGCAGGTTCTTCATTATACGGAGATAAAACATCTGCTGATGATCCTTTTGGAAACACCAACACAGGTGGACTTTACGGATCAGGACGTTTTGGATATTCTGTTCAAAATACTCAATCTAAAGTAATTCAAGTAGCTACAGATTTTACAACTGCAACTTGGGATCAAGCTAACTTTAACAGTGTATATTCTGCTTCTGTTGCTGCTAATCAATACTATGCTGTAACTGTAGAAACTGCATCTTTGGCATTCTTCGATAGTGAAGGAGTTAAAGGATTCCAATTATTTTCAGGTTCACTTGCAACTTCAATCGAAATTGGAACTCCAGGTGCTCAAGTATCTGAGTTTACATCTTATGGTGGTGGTGCTGATATAACATTTATTGTTACAAAATCTGCATTTTCTCCAGATGGTGCTTCTTCTGTAAACGTATTAGGTACTGGTTCAGTATTGGTAAATTACCAACTACAACCTACTGATAATAACAGAGGTGACTTTGAAGCTGGAAACCCAAATCCAAACATAGAAAACCATCAAGCAACTGGAGATGACAAGTGTTGCCCAGAACAAGTAATTCCAGAAATCAACATTCAGATGCAATCATCTGCAATTGTTGCTAAAACTAGAAAACTGAAAGCTGTATGGACACCAGAATTCGCACAGGATTTAAATGCATACCATGCATTAGATGCTGAAGCTGAATTAACTTCAATTCTTAGTGAGTACATTTCATTAGAAATCGATTTAGAAATTCTTTCTATGTTGATTGAAGGTGCTGCTGCCGGAACTGAAAACTGGTCATCTGTTAACAACCAGTCAATTACTGGAACAGGTGCTGGCATTACACAATCAGATTTAGGATTCTATAATTCTCAAGGACAATGGTTCCAAACATTAGGAACTAAAATCCAGAAATTAAGTAATATTATCCATCAGAAAACTCTACGTGGTGGTGCTAACTTTATGGTTGTTTCTCCAACTGTAGCAACAATTTTGGAATCAATTCCAGGATTTGCTGCTGATACAGATGGTGATGCTGCTAAGAATAGTTATGCATTTGGTGTACAAAAAGTTGGTGCTTTAAATAGCCGCCAAAAAGTATACAAAAACCCTTACATGACTGCTAACACAATCCTATTAGGATACCGTGGTACTCAGTTCTTGGAAAGTGGTGCTGTATTTGCTCCATACATCCCGTTAATTATGACTCCACTTGTATA